CGCCACAATCTCACCTTTAGCAAATTTCAATATCAATATATTTGTACCGCTTCTCGATAACGAGGGCAACCTAAATGGAATTGAGGAGATGCTAGTTGCTGTCTTTGGCAAGTTAGCGGCTTCCTCGATCGTCTATAATGTAGGAGATGTGAGCGCACCCAGCGTTCTCAATGCTGCTACTGGCGATCTACTTACTTGCTCAATGCAAGTATCAGTCCTAACGAGTTGGAGTTAATTATGTCCGAGTGGGAAAAAGAGCAAGAAGCCTTCCTGATTAAGATCGGGCAGGTTGCACCAACAGCACCAAAACCATCTACCAAGAAAGACGAGGAATAACCTAAATGGCAGTATTTCTAAGCAATAACGTAGGCGTGAAGGTTAACTCCGTTGATCTTTCTGACCACGTTACATCAGTAACGCTCAACCGATCATTCGATGAACTCGAAGTAACAGCAATGGGCGATTCAGGCCACAAGTTCGTAAAAGGCTTGGAAGCATCATCAATCACTATCGACTTCCTAAACGACACAGCATCAGCAAACGTTCTAGCAACCTTGCAAGCTGCGTGGGGAACAAACGTTCCAATCGTTTTAATCCAAACTAAAGGCACAGCAGTATCAGCGACTAATCCGCTATACACAGCAACCTGCCTAGTCAACAACACAACCGACATCAACGGCGCAGTTGGCGATCTTGGAACTCAGAGCATCACTTTCACCGTATCCGGCACAGTTGCAGTATCACCAACTGGCTCATTCTAATAACTAACTAAGGGGCAAAAGCATGGCAAAACTAAAGGTAACAAGGGCAGACGGAAGCGTTAACGAGTACCAGATCACTCCAGCGATCGAGTACGCCTTCGAGCAATATGCAAAGAAGGGCTTCCATAAAGCCTTTAGAGATGATGAAAAGCAGAGCGATGTATATTGGCTTTGCTGGGAATCTATTCGTCGTTCGGGTGAAACAGTCAAACCCTTTGGAGAAGCGTTTCTTGAGACATTAACGAAGGTTGAAGTCTTAGACGATGACCCTTTGGTGTAACGCGGGAGTCCTTCACCTATCTCGTTGCTCGATTGAGCATTGAGACAGGACTCTCGCCTCAAACTTTAATTGAACTAGATCACACAATGTTCAGGACTTTACTTCAAGCCCTGAAGGACAGAGCGAAGGAGCAAGACGATGCCTACAAGCGTTCAAGGCGCAAGTAACCTTCGCAAGGCTCTCAAGCAATTTACTCCTGATCTAGCAAAAGAAACACAAAAGGAATTGGCTAACTTCTTAAAGCCAGTTGTTAAGAGCGCTCGCGGCTTCATTCCTAGCAATGATCAAGTTCCATCTGGCTGGCTAGTCGGTAATCAAAAGGGCAAATGGGAACGCGTAGCCTTTGATTCTGCCATTGCGAAGCGTGGCATTGGATACAAGACAACTCCTAGCAAAGTAAATCGATCAGGTTTTAAGTCTTTGGTATCGATTCTCAACAAGTCTGCTGCCGGTGCGATCTATGAAACAGCTGGTCGCAAGTCAGGAATTGCTGGTCGATTCACTCCAAGATTAGACGGACAACTTGTTGGTCAAGGTCAAAAGATGACAGGCCGCGCAATGTTTAGAGCCTATGCGCAGGATCAAGGGAAGGCTAAGGGAGCAGTTCTACAGGCAATCTTTAAGTCTGCCAATAAGTTTAATGCTAGGACTGGTGCATAATAATGAACGATAAATTAAGAATCGATATTGCTTCCGAGTTTGTTGGTGCTAAAGCCTTTAAGCAAGCCGATACAGCAACCTCAGCACTTACCAGACAAGTTAATAACCTTGCCAAGTCTTACCTAGGTTTATACGGCATCCAAAAATTAGCCAGAGGTGCTGGTGCAGCTGCTAAAGCCTTTGCTGAGGATGACAAAGCGGCCAAGGTATTAGGTCAAACTATTAACAACCTAGGACTTGGCTTTGGCAATAATGCTCAAATCGTCAATGACTATATTTCCAATCTTGAAAGACAGACTGGCGTTCTCGATGATGAACTTCGCCCAGCAATGGATCGCTTGCTTCGTGCCACTGGAGACATCACCAAATCTCAGAAATTGCTTAGCCTTGCACTAGATATAAGTGCCGGTACTGGAAAGAGCCTCACACAAGTATCTCAAAGTCTGCAAAAGGGATACTTGGGTCAGACTCAAGCACTTGGTCGTTTAGGTGTTGGCTTATCGAAAGCAGAATTAACCTCATCATCCTTTGAACAGATTCAAGCGCGCTTAGCGGTGTTATTCGAGGGTCAGGCGGCGATGGCTGCTGACACCTACACAGGCAAGATGAACAAGTTAACTGTTGCTACTAACAACGCTAAAGAAGCAATCGGTAAAGGTTTATTCGAGGCTTTAGCTGCCACTGGCGGCGGCGGTGAAGGTGGCTTTGATAACTTTACTAAAGCCATTGAGGGAAGTTCTAAAGCCCTTGCTTACTTAATTAAATTGGTTGGCACTAACCTTGGTGTTATTGGCCTATTCGCTCAAGGCAAGTTTGGATCAGCAACAGATTTAATCTTAGGCAGAAAGCCAGTAGATCGTTCTGGCATTACTCCATCAATCCAAGCAGAACTCAAGAAAGCAGCAGCAGAAAAGGCAGCAGCCAAACGCGCCAAGGAACTAGCTGCGCTAACTGCCAAGAACACTAAGGCAATCAAAGAACAGACTGCGCTTCAAAAGGCTGGAACTCTATTCGATGTCGAGCAGACTCAAATCATTGCAGCCCTCAAGGGCAAGATCACTGAGGATGAACGCAAGCGTTTAGAACTGCAACTAGCAATCCTCACCGGCAATACTTCAGAGGCTTCTAAACTAGCTGGTGAGATTGCCAAGTCTCAAGGGTTAACTGAAAAGTTAACTGCCTATCTCGCTGACTTACCAAAGGCAAGCAATCCATTCTCAGCATGGGCTTCTTACCTAGATGCAATCGAGGCACAGGCTCGCCGCATCGCTACGATGAGTCCAGCCGCTCCAGTATCAGTATCAGGCAATGCAACCGTTCCAACCTACAACGGTGCTGCCATCGATGCTATAACTCAATCTTATGGAACTGGTGCAACGTCAGTCAGAGCCGATGCAGCTGGCAACGTCAATGTGTATGTAGGTGGCTCAGTGGTATCAGAAAACGATCTAATCGATGCAATCTCTAACGGCTTATTAAACCGTTCACTTTCAGGATCTCCATCTGCGATCGCTCGACTCAAAGGCTCGTTTGCAGGATGACATTACCTGCCCAGATATCCGTATCTTTCGACTTCTCAAGCGGTGCAACTTTCGGCTATCCGTTTACTATTGGAGATGCTAAATACGGCGTTCTAGGCACTGGCACATTGGCTTCATCGACTACACCAGAACCAGTCGTTGACTTAACTCCAAATGTTCGCCAGATCAGAATCAATCGCGGTCGTAATATCATGCGCGATACTTATGAGGCTGGCACTTGCACAGTTCGAGTACTTGATCCCGATTCCTACTTCAACCCACAAAACACTGCATCGCCTTACTATGGACTACTAAGCCCACTGCGCAAGTTGCGTGTTTCAGGGACAGTAGGCGGCGTTGGTTACTTCCTATTCTCTGGCTATACAACAGATTATCTTTATACCTATCCTCAAGGTCAGGAAACTGGCTATGTAGATATTGTCTGCTCAGATGCTTTTAGACTTATGCAACAAGCAAGCGTTACAACTGTGGCAAGTGCTACGGCTGGGCAAGATACCGGCACACGCATCAACAAGATCCTCGATCAAGTCCAGTTTCCTACCTCAATGCGCACGATCAACACTGGTAATACGACTTGCGTGGCTGACCCTGCAACAGCTCGTACTGCCCTCGATGCCGTCAAGAACGCTGAGTTCTCAGAGCAGGGTGCGTTCTACTTCAACCAAGAAGGCACAGCGATATTCCTAAACCGTACCAACGTCATTAAGAAATATGGCGAAACTCCAATCGAATTTAATCAAACTGGCGGTATTCCATACACCAACTTGGTCTTTGCTTTTGATGATAAGTTGATCATTAACTCTGCTGGCATGACTCGCGTAGGTGGCACTCAGCAAGTCTCAGAGAACGCAGCATCGATCGCTAAATACTTCCCTCACCAGTTAAACCAAGACAACCTCGTTGCTCAGACTGATGCTGATACTCTTAATATCGCCAAAATCTTTGTCGCGACCAGACAAGAAACAACGATCAGAATTGACCAGATGACTGTCGACTTGCTCGATCCAGCAGTACCAACAGCAACTATGCTTGATCTTGATTACTTCTCAAACTTAAAGATAACTAATATCCAACCAGACGGATCAACCATCGTTAAGACTTTACAGGCTCAGGGACTTGCTTGGAATATCACGCCCAATTCCATGCAGGTAACTGTTACGACTCTTGAACCAATCGTTGAAGGGTTCATAATCGGATCTGCAATATCAGGTATAATCGGCACTAACATAATGGCGTATTAGGAGATATACAATGGCTCAGGGTTTCCCAAGTAGCACAGGTGATGTGCTTTCAGCTGCAATGTACAATGGCTTAGTAGCCTTTACAATTAACGCCCAGACTGGCACTACTTATACGACAGTCCTTAATGACTCGTATCAGGTACTTATCACCCAGTCCAACGCCTCAGCCAACGCGATCAAGATCCCGACTAACGCTTCTGTGGCTCACCCAATCGGCACAGTCATAACAGTGCTAAATATCGGTGCTGGTCTTTGCACAATTTCAGCAGTAACTAGCGGTACTACCACTGTGCTTTCATCTGGTGCAACTGCTGCTGCTCCAACTCTTTCACAATACAGATCCGCAGCATTGATTAAAACTGGAACTGATGTTTGGTATGTCGTAGGCGGTATTGCTTAATGATTGCCAATCAAGTTGTTGGGTTTATTGCTGATCGACCTAAAGCGATTGATCTTACCTATTTAGTGATTGCTGGCGGTGGCGCAGGTGGCGGTGCAATCGGTACACGCGCCGAAGGCGGCGGTGGCGGTGCAGGTGGATATTTGACAAGCACAGCAACTCTTATCCCAGCTACTAATTACACAGTTACTATTGGCGCAGGTGGCGCAGGTGCATATCAAACCTTTGGTTCTAATGGATCAAACTCAGTTTTTAACAACATCACAACAACTGGTGGTGGTCGCGGCGCAGGCGGCGCAAATACAACAGCACCAAATACAGGTGGTTCAGGCGGCGGTGGTTCAAATCAAGGTGCGCCGGCAATAAACGGTGCGGCAGGAAATACGCCAAGCACATCACCATCACAAGGAAATAACGGTGGAAATGGAAGCACTTATGGAACACAATCAGGTGGTGGCGGTGGTGGCGGCGCAGGTGCGGCAGGTAGCAACGCTGTATTAGATGTAGGTGGCGCAGGTGGCGCAGGTGCAGCATCATCAATTACCGGCACATCAGTTACACGCGCAGTTGGTGGAACTGGTGGCGATACTAGATTCAATCAAGATGGTGCAAACGGTGCGGCTAATACAGGAAACGGCGGCGGTGGTGCTTGTACGGCTTTAAATGCTTCCTTTACAGGTGGAAGCGGTGCATCAGGTGTTGTAATTCTTAGATATGCATCAACTTATACAATAACCGTGGGTGCTGGTTTAACTGGTTCAACTGCAACTGATGGAAGTTTCAAGGTAACAACCATCACTGCTGGCACTGGAAATGTGAGTTGGATCTAATGGCACATTACGCGTTCCTTAATAATAATTCGATGGTTACTGAAGTCATTGTTGGCATTGATGAAACTGAACTAATCGAAGGTTTAGATCCTGAGACTTGGTACGGAAACTTCCGAGGACAAAAGTGCGTTCGCACTTCTTACAACGGCAATATCCGTTACAACTACGCAGGAATCGGCTTTACTTATGATCCCGAGGCAGATGCTTTTATTGCTCCTCGCCCTGAGTGTGGTCATAAGGAATTGTTTCTAAATCATCAATATCGATGGACTTGCCAAGGCTGTGAACTAGAGGCTAAGAAGTTATTAGATGAAGCCTAAATTATGCAAGGCAGGACAACAACTTCGTGAACAGTTCGATGATTGCTTCAGCGATCGTGATCGTACCTCGGACGGTTGGATCGGTGATAGTCGGCACTCAACTCGTAAGTCTGACCATAATCCAGATGAGCAAGGCTGGGTACGTGCCATCGATGTTGACCGCGATCTATCCGGCAAATCTAAGCCAGACATCATGCCCGATGTGGCGGATCAACTTCGTGCATTGGCAAAGTCTGATAAACGTATCTCGTACATCATCTTTGATGGCAAGATCACATCCGCTAAAAGCCTCTGGCGTTGGCGCACATATACGGGCATCAATAAGCACAATCACCATTGCCACATATCTTTCACTAGCAAAGGTGATGAGGATGGTTCGTTCTTTAATATCCCACTACTAGGAGCAAGCAAATGAATATGAAGCACCCAGCAATAATCTCACTTGGAGCGTTCTTAGCTGTATGGGGAACTACTTCTAACTTCTCACTCGATTACCGCGCAATCCTTGGATCTATCGTTGCCGGCATCTTTGGTTATGCGACTCCAAAACGATGACTCCAGCGGACTACTTAAATCTTTATATTGCCACACTTGCAATAGTGGGTGGCTTGGCTGGCTATGTGATCACTCACTTGCTGTCGGAGATCAAACGACTTAATGCGCGTGTCGATGAGATCTACAACATACTTCTAGAGCGATAATTTAACCATGGCACGCAAGAAGGTAATCGACCTTGAGGCATACTCAATGCTCGATCAATATTGCATTGGGCTAAATGAGTACTACAAATCACTGCGCAGGGCTGGCTTTGATGTAGAGATGTCATTGGCAATCTTGCTTGAACCAGCTACTTATCCGGCAACAATCCTTCCTGCACCTAACTGGTTGCCTGACCTACCCAACCGCATCCCCTATGACGATGACGATGAGGATTAAACATGTTTCGTACTGTAATCGTTTCAGACTTACAGATACCATTCCACGATAGACAAGCAACCAAGAACCTAATCTCTTTCATAGCCAAGTGGAAGCCAGATGAAGTAGTAACTATTGGCGATGAAATAGACTTTAACACCATCTCTAAATGGAGCGAAGGAACACCAGAGGCTTATGAACAAACTCTTGGAGCGGATCGCGATGAGGCTGTTCAGATACTTTATGATCTCAAAGTAGATCACATGATCCGATCCAATCATACGGATCGCCTATACACCCAGATCATGCGCAAGATCCCATCCTTCCTGTCATTGCCAGAACTGCGCTTTGAGAAGTTCATGAAACTTGATGAACTAGGAATTACCTTTCACCGCACTCCCTATGCCATTGCACCTAATTGGGTTGCAGTCCATGGCGATCACACGCCAATCAAGGCTATTGGTGGCCTCTCAGCCCTTGAAGCAGCTCGTAGAATGGGCAAGAACGTCATATCAGGACATACGCACAGAGCAGGTCTAGCATCCTTCTCAGAGGCCGTAGGCGGCCGTTTAGGGCGTGTTCTGACTGGTGTTGAGGTTGGCAACCTTATGGACTTCAAGAAGGCCTCATACACCAAAGGAACGGCTAACTGGCAGCAAGCCTTTGCCATCATGTACCAGCAGGGCAATAAGGTAAGCGTGAGCATTATCCATATTGAAAAGGATGGCACTTTCATAGTGGAAGGCAAGGTCTATGGACGATCTAGATAACGACATCAAGCGCACCATCGATGACCATGTTGATGACCAAGAATTGTTACCGTTTCGTTATCAAAGGAAACTAGGTTCTGTCTGCTAGTTATGCAACACTTATGCCAAGAAGCTGCGAAGGGCGCAGTAGAAGGGCAGTAAAATGAGTCTGTTACAGATCATCATTCTAAGCAGTTGGTTATTGTTATTCTTTATGGGTTACAAGATCGGACACAGAGATGGCTATCTGGTCGGTCGTAAAGCAGTTCGCAAGCAGTACGAAGCCATCGAGAAGGTGCGAGCATGATTGCTCGTGATTACCTTAACGAAGCCAGAGCAACGATCCAAGACCGAGGTACAGATTACGGTCATCCGTCAGACAATATGGCAAGAACAGCAGCCCTGTGGTCGAGTTATCTGGAAATGCCAATTACAGATTATCAAGTTGCAACGTGCATGGCAATGGTCAAAATAGCCCGATC